TCTGCACCAATAGGAACATCTTCAGTAACTTCAAAATAATCTGTTTCATTGTTATTGTTTGCATTAATAACGCCAATAATATCACCTTCATAAATTCTGTCACCAGTGTATGGCGGAATGTTTATTTGTTGAACAACGTGATTATCAGGAAAAAATGTTTCAATAAAATCAACCCCTTCAAAAACACCACCATCTTCAATGACTCTATTTTTTTGGAATACTGCATAAGTGTCTGATGAGTTAAGCATTGGTGTAAGTTCTTCAATACCTCGATAAATACGATTTGTTTTATCAATTACCTCACCTTTGTTTGTTGATATATCAGCTGGATCAATAATGTCTTTTATTCTTTTAATTGCAACACCAGTCCTTGCAGATATTTGTTCAAACCATTCACCACTTACTTCATCCATTCCATAGTCACGTGTGCAACCACTAAACACATACACCTTGTCATTATATGCCAATGATTGAAATGGATAGTAATCACCAACAATTGTACTCATTATTTTTTCAACTGGCTTTGTTTGAAGTGACATTGCTTCCATCACACGTGCATATGATAATGGTGGGTATGTGTCAAAATCGCAATCCCATTGTGTTGATTCAACTAAACTAAACGATTGTGCATTGTTGTAGTTTTCATCAATCTGAATTTTTGCAATCGTTGATGTACCAATTTCTGAATCTACAATAATCAAAGGATCAAGTTCAACTTCTTTGGTATAGAAACCGCTTGGATTCTCAACCTCCAAAGTCATTGTATTATTATCCTCACTTAATTCTTGTGGAAATAAAATTTCTATATTATCAACATAAAAAGCATTTGAAAAACCATTTGTTCCATCTGCAAGTGTAATAACATCATCTTTACCATCATATTTAAAAGTGAGGCTAAAAGTCATATCATTTGCTTGAAAATTAATTAATGGTGTATCAAAATATACAAATGATGATGAAGTTGTATTTTTTACAATTTTAGTCCATTTTCGATTTGTTGAATTGTTGTCATTATACCATTTCCCTTCAAGTTGTGGTTCATTTCCAACACCTTTAATGTAGCGACTATTGCTAAAAAGTTGTAAATCAATTTTGCATGAAAAATTTGCATTTGTGTTGCTATCTTGACCAAATGCAGTTTTTACTCTCATTCTTATACGAATATTAGCTTGACCTTGTCCAGTTATGTTACCAATATTTTTACTTCTCACAACAACACCTTCAAATAAAAATGGTTTTTGACTTTTTAAAATTACATCATCAATCTCAAGTTTACCCTCAATGTGTTGCTTTGCTTCAATACGTGTACGATACGCACCAGCAAAATACCCAAATGTGCCACCAGCTAAAATTCTTAAATTCTCACTTCCTGAATTACCAACTGACTTTTGATGTGAATATGTGTCATCAGTATAAGTTCCATCTTTCAAGTATTCACGATACTTGATTGAACTTGCATCAAAATTTCTTACTTGCTGAATCCAATACACACCATCTGCATGAAATATCCGACAACTAAACAAATCCATTAATCCTTTCAGTGCATCATAATACGATATGTATTGTGTTGGATTTTCGTTCGTGTCACCGATAAACATATTGTCAGGAATATATGTATAATCCAAAGGTGAATCATTTGTTGTCGTTGTTGCCTCAAGTACACGTGATGAATATTCAATTGATTCACGAATGTAAGCATCTGATGCACTCCAAAATTGTTTAAGTCCAAGAATGTCAAGTATGTCAAAAACGTTATCAATAATTTTATTTACTGACAATGTTTCTTGTGTGTACTCATATTTTTTAAGTGCATCAAGTCCATCAATGGCTTTGAATGTATATGGTCTTGGTTTATCTATATTAGACCATTGAACAAGGTCCATTACAATGATACCAGCCCAATCAAGTTCCCAATCCGTTGTGTATCTATACACCAATAATTTTAGTTTGTTATCTTGTGTGATTTGGTATTGTTCAAAGAACCTATCAAAATAACGATCATTATTTGAGAATGTGACTGATGTGCTTGATGACTTTATTGCTCCAAGTATTTCATCACCTTCACCTTTCCATTCCGTTTTTAAGTCAACCAATCTTGGTGAAAATGTTGGTTTGTATTGATTTGCAACAATATCAGATGAACCGATGTGTGTGTATGTCGCTGAATAACTTTGGTCCGTTGTAATTTGTGTAGTTATTCCGTTTGAAAAAATACCAGTTACATTTGCTGATTGTGTTGATGAACTTGTGTACAAAAATAAATCTTGACCAACTTGAAGAAAATCTCGCCAATCTTTATTGATGTAAAATGTGTTTCCAGTTCCACCAATTATTTCAACTTTTGGCAAACCATTGTAATCATCACCAAACAATTCAACCTTATATCGTGTGTTATTGTCTGACCTTAATTCACTGCTAAATATTACACCACTCATTTATTATCTTGTAAATCCTTTTTCTCTATTTTGAACAAGTATTAAATCACGCCCTGAAATCTTTGTTTCCAATGCAATTGGTTGTGTATTCATTGCACCCATTCCACCGCCTCCAGCCATTGATGGCATTGGAGCATTACCACCGCCACCAGTGTCAATACCTTTTTTACTCAAGTTTGAAATTGCTGCACCAGCTGCAACCAATGCAATACCACCAACAATTGCAAGTGGACCATTCATATTTTTGATTGATTCTTTGAGCAATATTTCTGCAATACCCATTGCAATCATTGCTTCACCAAATTGTCCCATAAACTTACCAATCGAATCAAGTAAGCCACGACCAAAATCTTTCATTGTAACATCACCACCACCACTTATTACATTACCCAAAAAGTTTCCAAATGCAACAAGTCCTTCAGTTGCAAGTGACTTCAAACCACTACTTAATGATTCACCCATCTTCATGCCAATTTCTTGTGCTTGTGTTACAAGACCTAATTCTTGATTTGATAATGGTTCAATTTTTATTTTAACTGGTTCAATTGCTTTATTTGCTTGTTCACTTATTTGTTTAGTGACATTTTCAATACCTTTTTGCGGTGGTGCTTGTATTGCAATTGCAGTTGATTTTGTTTTTCCAGTAGTTGTTCCACCAGTAGTTGTTCCAGTTTTTTTGTCATCTTTATCTGCAAGGGTAAACGCTGAAACTTGTTCTTTTACTTTCTTTAATGTTTCACCAAATGACTTAATTTCCTTTTTTGCTTCACGTGGTTTTAGTTTAAACTTATCAAAGAAAGCATCAACACCAAGATCAACACCAAACAAACCAGCAAATTTTGATAAACCAATCGCAATACCTTTGATTGAATCAATAACTGAATTTGCAATTCTTACCCATAAATTATAAAAGAAGTCTGCAAACGCTTCAAAATTATCTCTTACATATAATATAATTGCAACTAATCCACCAATGGCAACAATGATTCCAGTTATTATCAAAATGATTGGATTGGCTGCTAAAAATGCAAATGCAGTTGTCAAACCACCAACCGCCAAAATCAATGGACCAATGACCGCCAATAAACCACCAACAACAACAATCACCTTTTTAATATTTGGATTGATGTTTGCAAACATTAAAGCTAATCCACCTAAAAAATCAGCAGCATCTCCAATTGCTGGAGCCATAACCTCACCAAATTCAATTGCAAGTCCTTGTGTTGCTGATTTTAAACGCATCATTGCACCTTCAAGTGTTTGATCCATTATGTCAGCCATTTGTTGTGCTGGATTAATTGCGTCTTTATACGCTTTTGTTAATGGTTCAATTTCATCAACGTGTTCAGCTAAAACAAGCAAGGCAGATTGTGCAGACCTTCCAACTTCATCCTTTGCATCTGCAAGGTTTAAACCAGTTGATGCCAATTCTTTTAATGCTTGAGATGTTGGTTTACCAGTTGCACCAAGTTCTGAAATAACACGCCTTAATGCCGTACCAGCTTGTGAACCTTTTATTCCGTTGTTTGCCAATACTGACAACATTGAAGTTGTTTCTTCAAGTGATATGTTTGCAGATTTTGCAACTGGTGCAACAAATTTCATTGAATCTTGGAATCTACCTAAATCAAGAGCAGATTTTGAAAATGAAAGTGCCATGACATCAGTCAAATGCTTCATTTGATCCGCCTCTAATCCAAATGCTCTCAAAGTAGAACCAGCCACTTCGGCAGATTGTGCTAAATCTTCACCAGTTGCAAGTGCAAGGTTTAATGTTGCACCAGTTATTTTTTCAATTTGTTCAGAACTAAAACCAAGTTTTGAATAATTCAACATTAAATCTGAAACTTCAGTTGCTGAAAATCTTGTTGTTATACCAAGCTGCTTTGCAAGATTAGTCAAGTTTTTCAATTCATCCCCAGTTGCACCACTAATTGCTTGAACTTTTGCCATTGATTGTTGAAAATCAGCAAATGTTTTGACTGCAAGTCCACCAAGTGCAACAATTGGTGCAGTCAATGACATTGACATTGAACGCCCTATTGACTGCATTTTTTTACCTGAAGAACGCAGTTGTCTTGCTAAATTTTGACTTGATGTGCTAAATGCTTTTAAGTCAAATCCAGCACGTATGTTTATAGTCTTTTTTGCCATTTTAATTGAACCAGTTTGGTTTTAGTTTTTTAAGTTGTTCAATTTCTGTTTTTGTGTATGGATTTGATTTTGTTCCTTTTTTACCACTTTGCTCTTCCCATTCAAACTTCATCAAATCTTGTGGTCGTTTCATTGTTTTTTGTCCTTGTGATTTTAACGTTACATATGAAATCAATCTTGCAGTTTCCCACAATGATCTTGAATTTATATTTTCATTCAAACGATTTCCAACGTACGCATCCCACACATCTACCATTGAATAACTTTCCAAACACAAAGGAGTTTGTTTTAACGTACCCAACACAAACCCCCTTATGAAATTTTTCAATGGCAATTTTACTTTTTTGCTTCAACCTTTAAATTACCCAATGCACTTAAATCATTTTGCATTGCTTCAGTGAATACACTAATCAATCCCATGTCATCATCAATTGCATCAATAATAAAATCTTTTGTGACTTTTTCACCTGATGCCTTCATTCCAGCATAAGCAATTTCAACAATCATGTTCATTGTGACATTTTCGCCCATTTCTGAAATTGATGATCCAGTTTCTTTTTCATACATTAATAATGCTTTGAAACCGAATTTGAACTTGTACTCTTTGTTTTTAATTTTTATCATGATACAAATATATTAAAAAAGGGAATGAAGTTTCCCCCATCCCCCATTTATCACAATATAACAAAAATCAATTTCTTACACAGTTGCTTGTGTTATTGCACCAGTTCCTTCAAAAGATACTGAAAATGTGCTTGATTCCTCAAGCCCATCAGTTCTTTCAAGTGAAGTGATATAACAAGAACCACTATATTCTTTGTCACCAGCTACATCAGTTGTCCATGTTACAGTCACCAAAGTTCTTCCAGTGAATACAGTGTACAAATCCTCATATCCATAAGTTGCATCTTCAGCGAAAAATCCTTCAGCCGAACCGCTGAATGATTTTTGTCCTTCTAATGCTTCCTTCCATCCGTTTGAGTCTTTTGTTGATGCATCTCTTGTTGACATATCAAAAGTCAATGAGTTTGATGTCAAGTGTGCTACTGTTGTTCCAGCAACTTGTATTTTTGCTAATGTTCCGTTTAATATTCCAGTTGAAGCCATTTCTTTATTTTCTTAAATTTTATACAATATTAATTATCAGATTTTTTCTTCTTTGTAACTTTTTTAACTTTTGGTTTTTCCTCATTGTCCATTGCCACTTCAACAATGTGTTCAATTTGTTCTTCAAAAGTAAAACCATCAAGTGCTTTTGCTACTTTTAATTTTATTAATTCTTTTCCTAATTTATTAGATACACGCAATTGTG